ACTTTACTTTCAACGAAGTTGTTACAGGATCTATTAGTGGCACAACTGCAAGAGTCAAGAGATGGGATTCCACAACTAATGAACTTGAAATCTACAATGTTGCTGGAGACTTTACTGTTGGTGAGGACATCGTTGGTTCAACTTCAGGAGCAACACATCAACTAAGAGTTATTAGCACTGATCCAGCAGATGATGGATTTGCAGATAATATTACCATTGAAACAGAAGCAGATTCTATTCTAGACTTTAGTGAACAGAATCCGTTCGGTATTCCCTAAATAGTTTTTATTAGTAAACCTTAACGATGTTTGAGTATTTTTATAACGAGATTTTGAGGAGAACCATCATTGGATTTGGTACTCTCTTCAATAACTTGACAATAAAAGCGACTAACGCATCTGATAGTGTCGTTAGTGTTACTAAGGTTCCTTTGGCTTACGGACCAACTCAAAAGTTTCTGGCAAGACTTGAACAGTCAGCAGATTTAAACAAGTCTACTGCAATGACATTACCAAGAATGTCATTTGAGTTCACTGGGTTGACTTATGATCCATCGAGAAAAGTAACTACAACTCAAACATTCGTAGTTAAAGATCCTAATACAGGTGAAGAAACCAAAAAAGGGTTCATGCCAGTCCCATATAATATGCAGTTTGAACTTGCAATCATGTGCAAGTTAAATGATGATGCATTACAGATCGTAGAACAGATTTTACCTTATTTTCAACCAGCATATAATCTGACCGTTGAACTGATAGAAGGTATCAAGGAAAAAAGAGATGTCCCTGTGGTTTTGGAAAACATAACCATGGAGGATGACTATACTGGTGATTTCAAAGAGAGAAGAGTTCTTCTTTATACTCTTCGCTTTACTGCGAAGACTTACATGTACGGTCCTGTTTCCTCTGCAACGAGAGACATCATCAAAGTTGCAAAGGTCTCTTATATCTCTGGCGACTCCAAGAGCACCACAAGAGATATTACTTACACTGCAACTCCAAGAGCAATCAAGGATTACACTGGAGAAGTTGCTACAACAACATCAGAAGACATCACGATCACAAACAAAGTCTTTACTGTTGAAGACGCAAGTGTACTCACTGCCAAGACTTACGTTGATTTGAACGGCGAAGAACTGTTTATCAAATCAATCTCTGGTAACAAGATTACGGTTGCAAGAGGTCAAGACGGAACCACGGTTGTATCCCACGTTAAGGGATCACCAATCAAAGTTATTAATGCTGCTGATGACGCTCTTATTCAAGAGGGCGACGACTTTGGATTTAGTGGAGACATCTCATGAAAATGACGAAAAAGTACGACGATCTCAACGATGCCTTTGATGTCAACAATGACATCGTTCAACCAGAGGTCGTCGAAAAAAAGATTGATAAGATCAAGGCTGTTGCCGATGACATTAAAAAGGATTATGACTATACAAGAGGTAATCTTTACTCAATCATTGAAAAAGGACAAGAGGCATTGAATGGTGTGCTTGAACTTGCTCAAGAATCAGAGCAACCAAGAGCATATGAAGTTGCAGGTCAGTTAATCAAAAGTGTGTCTGATGCCACTGATAAACTGATGGATCTTCAGAAAAAGTTGAAAGATGTTGAGGAGGATAAAGTAGTCAAGGGACCATCTACTGTCAACAATGCTTTGTTTGTTGGATCGACAGCAGAACTTGCAAAAATGTTGAAGGACGGACTTAGTAAAGATAATAAATAAATCAGGGAGAGAAATCCCACAGTATTAAGTACTAATAAAATGTCAAAAGAGGACTTACCCTCAGTTGACGATTTTGCTGATAATAGCAATCTTCCGTCAGTTGATGAATTTATCGTAGAAGAAGTTGAAGAGGAGTTACCCTCTGTTGAAGATTTTATTGAGAAAGAAGAAATAGAAGAAAGCACTCAGACCATTGAAGATTTAAATGGTGAGACTTTCGCAGAAGTAGAAGACATAATCCCACCTTGGCCAGAGTTGGTCAGACTTATCAATGATGTCAGAGCAGACATACCTGACATCCCGGAGATTAAGTATTATGATAAAGAACTTGAGCAACTTGCTGAGCAGATCTCTCAGGTTAGAGATGAGATCCCAGAAGTACCTGAAGTAAGATATTACGAAAGAGAAGTAGAGGCAATCTGTGAGCAGATTGATCTTGTAAGATCAGAAATCAAAGATCTGCCCGAAGTCAAATATTATGACGAACAGGTAGACCAGATTGAAGATAGGATTGATACACTTCAGACTGAGGTTGCGAATCTACCTGAAGTAAAATATTATGATGCTGAGATCACTGCGATCTGTGAGGCGATTGATGCTGTAAAGGAATCTATTCCTAAGTTTCCTAAATGGGTCAATGAGATAAATGAAGTCCCTGATTTTTCATGGATTGGAAAAACATTTAGTGTTATTGATGATGATTTTATCAAGGTCAATGATCATATTGATACCTTAAGAGAGCGTGTTGACTATAACTTAAAAGAACTCTCTGAGGATATTGATAAGAAAAAGTTTGAAGCAAAAGTAGAACTTGATACTAAATCTGAAGAGATTGAGGCAAAGATAAAGGAAGAGAAGGATAAGATTTGGAAAGAGATGCGTGAGTCATCTCTTCGCATCTGGGAATATCATAAAGAGTTTAAGGATGATGACCGTAAACTCAAAAAGCAGATTCTTGGTGAGTACAACTCACTGAAGAAGTCTATTGATAAAAAGGTCAATGACTTCAACGAAAACAGTGTAAAGACTGATAAGTTGTTGCTTGACTACTTTGAAGATCTTAGAAATGAGATCTCATCTTTACCAGAAGTAAAATATTATGATGATGATATTCGTCATGTAAAGACTGATATCAAAGAACTGTTCAAGTTGGTCATGACGATCAAGACTGAACAGAAAGAAATCAAAGACTTGCAGGAGGGTTTGCTGAATGAACCGCCTGAAGATAAAGAATCTGTAGGTGGTCAACCTGATCCATTGACACCGATGGATCAAAAGTTTGCAACACTTGATGATCTTTCAAAGCACTATAGATTATTCATTAACAGAATCCAACAACAAATCTCCACTATTGGTGGCGGTGGTGCTGGATTTATTAAGGATCTTGATGACGTAAGTTTTGATCAAACAACTGGCACCAATGAACTACTCATTTACAATGGTGCTAAATGGGTTGGTATTGCAAGTACAGCATTGTCTGGTGCTCCATCCGAGTTAGCAGAAACTTGCACGGGAACGAACCTTACAGTCACTAACCTGTCGGTTACAGGTATTGCCACATATGAAGATGTTAAACATGTTGATTCGCTTGGAATCTCAACATTTAGAAGTGGTCTTGAGGTTAGGACTGGCACTGCAACAACAGCACTACTAGTTCAGGGAGATGCCAGAGTAACTGGTATCCTTACAGTTGGAACAAGTTCAATCACATTAGATCCATCTAACAACTCAATTAATGTTGGAACTGGAATTACGATTAGTGGTGCTACTGGAAAAATTGAAGCAACGGAAATAAGAACGGTAGGAACTACTGGTGCCTTTTTCCCTCCAGTTTTGACCACGACACAAAGAGATGCACTTTCAGTTACTGAGGGTGCCATGATTTTTAACACAACAACCAAAAAATTAGAGTTCTATGACGGCACATCTTGGCAGTCGCTGCCTGGCATGTCGCTTGGTCTTACTGTTGCATTAGACGGGTAATGAAAACACTTAAACAGTTTTTGTCCGAACAACCAACCAATAGTGTTGGTGCAAATGGTTTTCAAAGAGATGCAACTGCATCTGGACCTGTTGCAGGTGATGATAAAAAGTTGTTTAAAGGATCTGATGATCTTGTGACTCAAGACTATCAAACACCTGCTGAACCTGGACTTGCCAAGTGGAGATTTTCAAATGTATATCCTGTCTTGAAGTTGTCTATGAATAACAGTCGTGGTGACGGACCATCAATAGATGATATGGTTGCGGCTTCAAAAATGTTCGTTGATCGTATGGATGACCCACAAGAAAGGGTGAGAAAAACCTTTGAACAGTTTCAAGAAGAATGGAGTAATAAATATAAAAAGAGTATTGACTGCTCAAATCCGAAAGGATTCTCACAAAAGGCACATTGTGCCGGTCGTAAAAAAAGAGCAAAATGAGCAACCCCCGCATTCCAAGAAAACCTGGGCAACCAGCAAACTCCAAAAAGCACTCTGACCTTTACACGGATGAAAATCCAAAAGGTACGATTCATG